TTATTGCAAGGGCTTTTTTTGAAACCCGTGATATTTCTCGTAACCCTCTTTTTTTCTCGATGCTGTAACGGTTGTGTATATCTCAGTTGTCTTAACTGATGCATGCCCTAGGTGTTCTTGTACGAGTCTTAGGTCTCCACCGTTGCTTAACATATTAGTAGCGAACATATGACGTAGTAGGTGTGGGTTAATCTTAACGCCTGAGTTCTCACTGTGAAGCCTGAACCGTGCCCTCACTGCCTTCTCGGTAATTGTGAAAACTCTTTTCCCTTTATCCTTGCTTTTGCTCAAGTAAAGTTGCAACCAGTAAATAGCCTCTTTATCCGCTAAGCAAGTCCGCACTTTATCGCCTTTTCCCATTATCGTTATTTCAGCTGGGTATAGGTCAAAGTTTATCATGTCTTTTTCCATCTTGCACAGTTCCCCAATCCTCATTCCAGTAGCGTGTAACACTTCAATCATTGCCCTGTCTCGTATCCCGATAAATGTTGACGTGTCTGGTTCTTTCCTGAATCGCTCGAACTCCTCTTGGTTCGGAATCCGCCAAATTGCCTGGACTATGTTATATCTTTTTATTGCTGTATATGGAAACAGGTTAATCTCGTATTCATTCAAGTAGGAAAACAAAGATCTGACTGCCTTACTTAAATTTTGAAGATGGGCCGGCGTCTTTCCTGACTTCCCAACCCAAACGAAGTAATCCCTTATATGAGCCTTTCCAACTTTCTCAATTGGTATCTCTCTTTCATCCAACCAATTAAAAAACAAATTGATCAGGTTCTTTTTCTTTTTAACGGAAACCATTTTGTTTCCTTTGAAGAACAAACAAAAATCCTCCCAACCACGTAACACTGATTCTCTTTTCACGATGTAACCAGAACTTTCCCCCCTTCCAATAATGATAGGTAAGTTGTGGAAGGTTGATAATGCTACACCGTTGATGCTCATGTGTCAATTCCTCCTTATTGCTGGTTGAGGGGAGAAACTTAACACGATTAAATTTTTGCGTCAAGTAATCTGTGTTTATGTGTTGACATAGTTGTAAATAGTTAGTGTTTTATTTTTCAATCTCTTACTGTTGCTTAGTGTTGTAAAAGTGCTACGAATTGGACAATACTGTTGACATTATTAGCAACGATTTGAAAAACAAAAAACGGCAATTCGGTAAGAACCTGAAAAAACTACGCTTGAAATCTGGTGTCACTCAGGAAAAGCTTGCTGAGTTGACTGGTCTTTCTGTTGTCTATGTCGGATACCTTGAACAGGGAAAGAATAATCCTTCACTTGAGGTGATCTATCGTTTAGCTGATGCACTTGGTGTTGAGGCTGGGGAGTTGTTGAAGGATTGAATTCTTCACTCGTGTAGTTGTATACTTTGAGTATGAAAAACCACTTAAAACAACAACTTGAATCAATCAAAGCAACTTTAGATTTGAATGTAAAAACTATTGAGGTTCTTTTTGAACAGGCAAGAGGACTTGCTGATATCGTTGAAAGCCTCGGTACTAGTGCTGAACAAGTGAAAATTAAAGAAACATTAGAACAACAAGTAATAAGTGTTTTAGATGCTTTAAAAATACTTGTTAAACAAACAACAACACTTTTTGGACAGTACAATGATCTTATTGACAAGATGAATGGTCAGTAGTTTATGGCTACCTTGAAACAAACAGTTCTTGATATTGTTGATGAAATAGCTCTTCTTAGGGAAAAAAACAAAGAAACTCTTCCCCACAATCCTAAAGAACACGAAGACAAAACAAGATCCGAGTTAGCGAAAACGTTTGTGTTGGGATATTTTATACTTCTCTCCGTTGCTTTTTTACTTACTATGGCTAGTAATCTAACAGTATCGTATCTAAAGCTAGATCAATCTCTAATAATAAGCGTCAAAGATATCATCCTCACAATCTCAAGCACTATAGGAACCTCTCTTGGATTTGTTGTCGGTTACTATTTTAAGAGTTCTGAGAACGGTTACAACCTGTAATTACTAAAACGCTTTCGCCTCTTCCGCTCTTCTCTTCACCAACCCGCCTAACTTCTGACCTCCACCATGCACCCACCTAGCTAATTGTGCGGGAACTTCGTTGTACTTTCCAGCGTTTAAGGTTTTCAGTAAGTCGCTGCCTTCCAAAGCACCTGCACCCATGTTGTAGGTGAACGAGACAAGAGAATCGTACTGTTGTTGAGTGAGTGCAACCTTCACGAGCCTATGTACTGCAATCTCTTTGACGTACACCTGATCTCTTAGGATTTTGTCCGCTTCGACTTCACTGATACACTGCCCCTTCTTTCCTGCCGAACCGTATCCAATAGTCCACATCTTTATATCCCAGTATGCACACGACCTGAACCCCTCATACTTCTTTATCATTGCTATGCCTTGCTCACTAATGTGCATTACTGATGCGACGCTGCCACCTGTGCCGTTGCTATTGGAAGCCGTTGTTGTTGTTTGTCCTTGACTTCCACTTATTGCCTCGGTCACTGTAGCAGTGGGTACAATCTGTACCCCTGTTGCTTCTGCAGCATAGACAGCACTTCCTAACATTGCAGTTTTCGGCTGTGGTGTGAGTACTTTGATACTCTCCTCGATTAGTGCCGTTGCTGTTGCCATATGTTCACCTGCCTGAGTAATGTACGTTTCTGACTGCAATTTACGCTTTTGAGCTTCGAGATCGATTGTTGATGGTTTACTCATCATGCCAGGGATGAATATGGCCCCGAGTAGCAGAACAAAAAATACAATTGCTGCGACGAGATTGAATGTGTTTGTTTTCATTTTTGTTATTCCTGTAAAATAGGAAGCGGTGTTCTAGCACCAGCCTCATTGTTATTGTGATGGGGTAGAGTCGGCGGCGTTGCTGTCGGCTCTTTTTTGTTGCTCGTAGCGTAGTTGGGCAATGTCTCCGATGATGTTCATTGCTTCGTCCCTGCGCTCATTGATGAGGACTGTTAGAAAGCCCTCAATTCTGGTGAGTAGGTCGAATGTTGCCTTTTCCATAGTTGCCTCCTTTCTTGGTTTGGTTATATTTGTGAAAAAACTAAATCTTGATGCTGCTCAAACGCCAAGTCCGCTGCCCTGTCGGCGTTGTCTTCCTCAAAGTCTTTGACGGTAGAAACTAGATCGTAGTCAATGCCCCGATCCTGTAGTAGTGCCTCGGTTTTTAATCTTGCCTCTTTGTCGGGGTTGCCGTTCGTGTAGACCGGCATAGAGAGGGTGACGATGATTTCGACTGTTTGGATTTTGACGGGGTTAGTTGTGATGGTCATAACTACGCTACCTCCTGTGTTTCATTGTTCACGGTGATGATCTTGATTGAGTCGCCGGTGTCGAACATGTAGACGGTCTGTTCTCCGTTTGTGAGTGTGTTGATTAGTTTCATGGTTGTGTTCCTTTTTGTGGTCAAGCAGCCTGACCACTCTTGATAAAAAAATATTGTTTTTCTTTTCACTAATACCAGTATAGTACATCTACCGGACTATGTCAAGCAAAAAAATTATTCCTTTAGTTTGGCTACGTAGTCGCAATCTTCGGCAATGTACCAAACACCCCTAAACTTGCTACCTTCTTTAAATGAACCAGTTACAGCATGATGATTATTTTTTAAAAGTCTTCGTAGGTAGGTTAGCTTATTTTCTATCTCAACTTTATCTAGTTTTGAGAAATACTTCTCAGTTAATTCCTGAATGGTATAGTAGCCCTTCATAGTAATCCTTTTCTATTCGGTTTTTTTTCGGTTCTGAACGTAGTGTAGCACCTCAACTATTGACAATCAAGAGGGTGTGCGTGCTACACTGTCAGCATATCTTAATAAAAGGGGGCATCGTATGAGTGGAAATTCAGCAGGTAGAGGTTTCTTGGGTGGGCTTGGAATGGCGGGCGGTGTTGCGTTCGGGTGTTGTGGGTTGATAGTTGTTGGTATCGTTATTGTTGCCGTGTTAGCTGCTGCTGGATCTTCAAGTTCTAAGACTACAAATACGACAACTACGAATAGCTCCGGTACAACTGTACCTGAAAAAGTGGAAGCGAAAAGCGGTGTGACGCTTGAAAATTTCAACAAACTAAAAGATGGAATGTCTTATAAACAAGCGGTTGCAGTGCTTGGAGTAGAGGGCACTATTTTAAGTGAATCGAATGTAGCAGGATACGCAACAAAGATGTACACATGGGAAGGTGCGACCGGATGGGGTGCAAATATGAATGCAATGTTTCAGAATGATAAGTTAATGAGTAAGACACAAATAGGATTGAAGTAGAAAAAATCTGCAAATCACTTCAAGTATCCGTCGGAGAATTACTAGAGTATGTCCCAAGTGACAAATAGCGTTAGTAATTTAATATGTCAGCATAACTTAACAAGGGGAATGTATGAATCTTTTGTTTAAATCACCAGGGTTTGGAGCTTTAAAGGTTTATGATAATAAAATAGAATGGGGTGCTGTTTTTAAAAAAAGCATTCCAATAAAGCAAATTGCTGCAATAAATGCTGGAATGCCTATGTTTGGACTTATAACAGTTGAAACGTCTGGTGGACAAAAGTATAAAGTTCCTTGTTACTCATCAAAAAAGAAACAAGCTATTGAAATAATTTACAGTTTAATGAAGTAAGTGAATGCTTGAAAAGCCCTCAACGTGTCGGTCGGGGAGTTGTTGGAGTATGTGGAGGAGGAGTTACAAAAAGACACCCCCTAAGAGGTGTCTTTCTTCTTCTCTTCCTGTTGTACCCAGCGTTGCAGCTGGTCAACTATTCGCCGGTTGTTCTTTTTTGCAATGTTCCTAATGCGTTCGTGTAGTTCTTTTGATAAGTTTAGTGAGGTTCGGGCGGGTTGTTTTGTCATTATCTTGCTAACCCCCTGATCGCACTAAAAACGTCTTCTGGCAGTTCACCAAACCAACACTCTACTGACTTGTTATTCATTGCTGGTGATGCGTCCTCGCCTTTTAGCGTGTATACAGTGTCATAGTATTCATTCTTTAGCTCTCTGCCGTACTTGCACTCTGTTGTAATACCATCATCGTTATACTTCCTTACAGCATAGTATTGAAGGCTGTTAAGCTCGAATGTTGCTGTCTGAATGTTTGCTGATGGGAAGTCTTCAACCTTGATTACCTTGATGTTTTTGTTGATTGTCATGATGTTGTTCCTTTGTTAGTTGTTGTAAGTGAATCTTACGTACCTAGTATATATCTAAAGGCGTACAATGTCAAGGGGAATTATTAGAAATGTTTTGGCTTGGTGAAGCCGTTTCATAACTTTGTAAAAAGATTTACATTTCAAATAATAGCAAAAGCAGAAGGACGTGAGTTATCCCCCTGCTTTTTTTGTTCTCTCTCTATATATGTATAGCCCTACACCACCTCAACCTCAAACCACCCGTTCCACGTTGTAACCCATTCTCTCGTTCCTGTGGTAGCAAGCCCCCAATCCTCTCTATACACCCCTTTAGGAATGCCAATTTTCACATTCAGCGGGATTGTGGCGGTGTAGGTTCTGCTCGCCTGATCTAGTAGCTCCAACTTCACCCCATCTTTCCCTGCGAAAAACACGCTGTAGTCCACGTTCGATGGATTTACTACGTTCTTATCCTTGCGAAAGAATAAGCGAACAGTATCATCTATAAGCGTCTCGGTGCCTACGTTCTGAATAGTGAACCGTATTGAAGGTTGAAAGCCCACTAAGGCGAATTTTTGCCCTTTGGCGACAGCTTCGTACTTTGGAGTGTTCGTTGTCGGTACTTTCCCTTTGAGCGTCATATACTGATAGATTGCATCACGTGCCGATGGCTTAGTTCGTCCGATGTAGCCTGCCTTTGCTAGTGTTGTGAGTTTGCCAGTCCATGGATCTGCAATCGTGAAGTCTTCGCCCTGATATCCTGTAGCCAACACAAAGTGCATATCCTCGGTAGTTGTACTAGTATTGAAGTCAATTTCCAGCATAACGGGGTATCCACTATCTAGTGCCCGCTTGATATCGGTGATCTGTAAGTCGGTCAACCTATTAGGTGTTAGCACGTGCTTTTCTTCGATGTCGGGAAAGAGTTGTTGGAGTTTTCCCCAAACGTACATATTTCCGCCGTAGTATCCGCCTATTCCCTCTAGCTTTTTGTCGAGTGTGACGGGTGTTTCGTTGATACCGTAGTAACGTGCAACCATCGCAAGGCAATTGAGAAGGCATCCGTACGCTGCAATCGTAGTATTGCTGTAGCCTAGGTTCTCACCCGCCCATCGTTGATCACGTTGGTTGTATACTTCTGGTAGTGTAATCATGGTGGTTATTTCCTTTTTTGGTTCTGGTGTAGGTGGTTTCTCAGGTTCTACTGGTTTTTCTTCTGCATTGTCAAAATAGAACACGCAAAAACCAAAGCCGTTATATTTGATGATTTCTTTCTCAATCCTGAAATAGCCCTTACCTTCTGCATGCTGATTATCTACGCCGTAGGAGTTTTGGATGTAAAAGTATTTTTCGTCAAAGCCCACAATTGCCAGCTCGTGCGTTCTTTGTTGTAAATCTCTAGGTTTCCACATCGATTGAGTGATTGTGTAGTACAACTCGTAAGGGATTTGTGAGATTCCTATGCCAAAATGTACAGGGTTGCCAGCTTTTAGCTCTGAGGTTATCTGATCAACTATCTGAGTGTATCCACCAGTCAACTCTTTAAAACCTGTGCAAAGTCCAAGTTTTTTGTAAAATTCAAAAACGTCGCTCATGGTGTTGCTGTATGAGTCTCTATCTAGTATTTTCCCAGCTTTTTTGCAGGCTGCATCATAGGATGCTTGCCAGATAAGCAACCAATCAGAAAACCACAAGCGATTAGCTCCATGTAAGCGAAAAGCTACACTAGCAGAATACACGGTACAGCTACCGCCCTGCTGGGTGATGATTGGTGCTTTCGCCTCTAGGTTGGGGATTAACGTTGTGTTAGGTTCGCTGAAAATTTTTGATCGTGTAGCCATGTTATCCGCCTTATTTTGAAAATAAATTATGTTGTGAAAACAAGGACAAAAGCCCAACTATTAAGCCAAGAATGCCACAGGTGATCACTGACCAAAAAAGCTTACTTAGCGGCTCCATCTTTTGGGTTATATCCTTCTCCCACCTAGCCCTATCCGCCATACCTAACTCTAGTATTTCAATCCTCTTAGAATGGTCTTTTATCGATTCCTTCATATCAAGATGTTGCTGTTCATCTGTCTTTCTTTGTTCTTGTGCTACCGTCATACTAGTTAGAAGACTTGACAAAGTTTCTAAAATTCTGTCAATTTTTTTTTTGATGTCGGGAATGTCTGCGATTTGCTGCTTCATTCCTGCGATCTCGATTAGAATGTCTTGGTTTGTACCCTTAGTCACCTAGTGCCCTCTATGGTTTTTTGTTTTAGAATTTTGACTATGCCTTTGAGACCAAAAACTGCTAATGGGACGAAATAATAAAATTGCACCCTATCCATCTCCCCCAGAAACATCCCAGCAACCCCAAGCAGATGAGCAAGTAGAAGCGAAATTGCCTGCTTGTTAATCTTTCTACTTCTATAAGCTTCGATCACTACCCAAATGACCGTTGTTGAGTAGAACATGTAGGGGATGATTGTTATGGTATCCATAGCACTACGCCCTCACAAAACATACGCCGACATCATCAACGTTGTAGCAATCGATAACCTCACCTGTTCTTGCGTTGCTGTAACTAGCAACTAGAAAAGCAAAAAACAGTGTAGCAAGTAATTTTTTCATTTCTTCTTTCCTTTCATTTTTTGTAATTCCTGTAAGAGTAAAACTGATATGAGCTGATAATTAACGTTTGTAGCCTCGCCTTCGTCATTGAACACGCAAAGCTCAGGCAGTATCTCGGCCACTTCCTCGGCAATCATTCCGAACGTTGTAACGCCTGTTGACTTGTCTTCCCAACTACGGGGCTGCAATCTCATAACCTTTGAAGCGTCAAAATCCAAATCCCTGATGTTGTCTTTGTGTTTTTGTGAAGAGGTGTAGTAGTATACCCTCCATGCGTTCGTCCCTGAAGATTCTATGTGAACAGGGTTTGTCGCAACAGATGATGATTGAAGATTGAAAAGTTTCACATTTGTTCCTGATGCGTTAGTCATGTTGAAGGCACCATGCACATAGCAGTCAGTAACATTGATCTTATTCCATCGCTTTGTTTGGGAGGAGCCTAGGTAGCAAGTGTTGTCAGTGTAAGGGTCTACGTTATAGTTTGCCCCATCACCGAAAATTACATGCCCCTGTAGGAAGGCAGTAGCTCCAATACTGAGATTTGTCGCACGAATACATCCAGTCGCTAGTAAGTCACAACGAACACCACCGCCGCCAAAATTTCCAATTGTCACTACCCCATTCCCAGTTACATCACCTGTTGCTGTGTTCATTGTTCCACCAGCCCCTACGAAGTAGCCTGCAATTGATGATGTTCCTGTATTGTCGTTTTGCCCCCATAGCGCTGGGTATGATGGAGTTGAGTTGTTGTTTTGGAATATTCCACCACTTGAATTTCCGCTTGCTTTCGCCTCGAATATCGTGTCGGTGCCGTCAATGTTCGAGCTGTTGATCTGTGCAATTAGCGTATTCGTCGCACTGTACGCCCTGAACCTGTTTGAATCCAGCTCAACCCGCTGCCCTTCTACCGTTCCAAAAACCCCAGTGCCTCGAACTACAACACCGTTGAATTCAGCATTGCCATCACCTGTTATCCTCCATCCACTACTACCAGTAACAAAACCGCTGCTCTGTATATATCCAAGGCTTCCTGATATTGTTATAGCCTTTGATGCGATTGTACCCGCTGTTATTTTCGCAGCTGTAAGGGTTTGAATGTGTGCATCTATGATTACACCTGTAGCAATGCAGGCACTTTGTGCGATTATCTCATTAGCTCGCACGTGGTTGGCGTTGAGAAGGTAGAGAGAGTTAGTACCTTGATACATTTTATCGAATCGCACACCGTCAACACTTCCACCAAGCCGCAAGAGTGCGTCCGTAATAGTGCCCTCATTCACCTTTAGAGCTGCATCAATAGTGCCGTCCGTGATGTCGCTGCCATCGATGGGGAGAGTAACCGCCCCTTGTTCTGTAACCGTCAACCTTTCCGCTGCTGCGTTTTGCTTCTCAAATATCAGTTCGCTAAGGGTTTTTTGCAGGTTGCCTATGGTAACTTCTGCCGTGCCTTCGTTCGTATAGGAAATTGAAAGAATGACGGCGTTGTCGGGGTAGAGTTGGGTAGTTATGCTACGATTACGAAAATTAACGCTTTCGCCAATTGTGCAATCCCAGAGCGAAACTACAGCGTTATCCTCTAGGTTAATGAGTTTATCATTATCAGTGACTATTATTCTATCGTAGTTGTAGCGGGGGTCTGAATACTGCGAAAGTTGACTATACCCCAACACATCCGCTGTTGTCGTAGATGTTAGTCTCCCATCTTTGATTACGTTCTCTACAAGCCCAAATAATCCCTTGCTCACAACGTCATTGTAGGAAGAGAAAAGAAAATCCGCCTCTGTGGACTTCTTTGAGTTTCCAACATATACCCGATTACTTAACTCATTGATTGATTTTCCGTAACCAGCGTCATAAATTGCCGTTCCAAAGTTTACCGTGTATTTCCCTGTTGATGGGTACTGTTGCAAGTGGAAAACGCCATCCGGTGTGATGTGCCAAAAATACGACTCTTTGATAAAACTGAAAATGTCGGCAATTGCTTCAAAGTGTTTTTTTTCATCTATTTTTCTAGCTATCGAAGTTGAACACGTTGCAATACTTCCAGTAGTGTAGCTGATTACAGGCGTTTCGCTTTCCGCTGTGCATCGTGTTCTATAGTTGTCTATAATCGCTTTTATCCAGTTTGACGCTGTTTTTGTAGCCTGTGAGTTTTCCAGCGTTGTACCTGTTTTGTAAAAAAGTCGATTAAGCTCAAAGGCGTTGAAGTCCTCAACTGTTACCGTTTTTTGTTCACCTGACAAGCTGCCTTTAATCTCTGAAACAATCCCCTTATAGAGTAAGGTCAATTCATCGTATATGGTGATTATGCTGCCGGTATCAAGTCCGGTTATGTCCTGATCAAATTTACTTTTGAAAGTAAGAGACAAATCACCAATGAATCCGTTGATCTGCTTTTTTATAGCAGAAATAGCAACCAGTTCACCTGTAATCTCACGGGTGAAAGTGCCGTTTCTTGCATACAGTTTTACAACGAATTGATGTTTCATTTTACTTGCCTTCTAATGTGTCCCAAGTTTGACGTAGGAATAGCGGTGCTGCGAACTCCCCGACTGTTTCTTTCATTCGCACAATATCCTCAATCGAAAAGTCGTCATCGTTCGTGGCACTCACTACACGCTCCGCTAGTGCTGCGTTTTTGTACTTGTCGTCACCTGCCAACGGTTCACGCCCTTTACTTACAGTCTGCAATAGAGCCTGCACAATAACGGTTTTAACGGTAAAATCCGTGTCGTTTCCGGTTTCAATGTTTTTAATCTTTTTGCTTAGGTTGATTTTCATAGTTTTTTACCTCTACAGTGCCAAAGCGGCATCTATTGCCTGTGTTGTTACGGTTTGCGTTAGTTTCGTAATCTGAGCGTCAATGAGGTTGATTGTTGCTTGCTTGTCTGCAACCTGTAGCGAAAACTCACTGTCGATAGTGTTGCAAGCGTCAACCTTTGCGGCTTCTCGGTCTTTGATAATTACCTCGATTTCCTGCAATAGTTTTTGTTTTCCGATTTGTAGGATTGTGATTGGGTTTGTGGTGTCTGCCATGGTGAAGGTTCCTTTATGCTAATTGTTTCAATGAGTTGTAGTAGCCTTTTATTTCGGCTGCCGTAAGTGCCTTGTTAGATATTTTGGTCTGGTCTATTTTTCCGTTGAGAGGGTAAAGTGAGCCATTTGGTCTGTATCCCAGACCTAAGTTTGCATTGCATGGCGATACTGTGCCGACTGTTTTATTAGCGTATTCTTTCCCGTTAACATACAAGCGAATAACACTAGTGTCGTAGGTAAAGGCTATATATGCCCATTCACCAGTACTCACAATTCCGGCTGGTGTGGTAATTCTGTTTGCAGCTGCACCCAACCCAGCTTCTACTGCTCCGTTTCCCGGCGCGTCATTTAAAAAGATAAAAAGCTCGTTAGATGCGTCAATGTTCCCAAAAGGTAGATAATACCCGTATGAGTTTTGGTACACCCATGTTTCAACGGTGAAAGCCGCACTTCCCATAATCAGGTAAGGGTTAAAAGCTAAGTCTATTTTGTTTGTTGTTCCATTGAAGCTGTATCCTTGACCAAATTTTCCCTGTACTAGTGTTGCTCCGGTTACTGTGCCGTTTCTGTTATTTCCGCTACTGTCGTTAGCATTTCCGTTCATGCTATATAGGGCTAGTGCGTTTTTTGTGTTGAATTCTCCAAACATTACACTTTTACCCCCGTCACCATAACTGAAAGGTTTGCGCCTGCGATTGTTGAGCCTACTTGGTCGATGTTGACGAATAGCTTGTTATTTGCTGTCAGTGTCTGGTTTGTGGTTGATACAGTAACCCCTGAGCTATACGCCGTATCTGCGTTAGATGCCGTGATGGTGATTGCAGATGTGAGCACGTCTGTTGTAGCTACGTTATTACCTATTGTTACCGTTGCGTTGGCTCCAGTACAGGCAACCTCTAACTCTGCTGCTACCTCTACAATTGCAAGGTTACAAGGTCGGTATTTCAGTGCTGGGAATTGATTATCACCTACTGCAATATTTCCGCCAATTAGGGATTTAAGATATACAACCGCTGAAAGTGGCTTGTATTTTATTTCAACCGTTTGCGTGCTTGCCCCCAAGCTCACACCTGCTACCGTAACCGTACCCGCTGAATAGTTGGTTACGATGCCATATTTTACAAAACCGCCTGAACCAGCTAGTTGGTACGCTAAAGGTCTTCCTTTAACGAAAATAGCTTGAGCTGTTGCATCGTTGGTAACTGTGAAGGTTGAAGAGGAAGCCCATGTTGTTACATATCCATCATCAGTCCATTCTGTTTCACTTGCACCACCTCCACCACTTGCAGTAATAACAACATCGTTCGCCTCTTCTGTCAGGGTGATATTTGTGCCCGCCTTTATGCGTTTGAAAGGTAAGTCAACGCCAACTTTAGTACCCACCAAGCTTGCACCATCACCCGCCGTACCGAGGGCACTTGCTGTATTTGCTTCACCAGCTGCGGAAGTTGGCAGTGAGCCTACTGTTATGTAGTATTTTGCACCAGTACCAGAATCTTCAATTAGTATTTTGTCACCAGATACCGGCGTTCCTTTTACCGTAAATGTAGAAAAGTCACTTGCTGCCCTTTTGAGTTGTGCATCATCCGTTACGTTAGTTAATCCAACCTGTGCCTTTGTTACGCTGTGGGGGTTTGAGGTATTCGCTAGATGGTCGGTTATTTGTTTTTGGAGTTTACCGGCTGCCGTAAGTACCGTATCCGCTGCCGTGATTGCTGCATTAGTTGCGGTACTCAATCCAGTTAAGACACTTGCAACCGCCCTTGAAGCTAGAAAATAAAGGTTTGTAGTGCCTTCTGTTATTGCGTCCGTTGTTCGTGTTTCTACCGTTGCAAGTCGGCTTTCGTGATCGGTTTGGTTTCCCTGTATACGTGAAATTGTTTGCTCATCCAAAACGATGTCAAAGTAAATAGCACCTGCGGACGGGTCGAAAGAGTTAGCGGTACTGTCTCCATACCCACGCCCGCCAGTGACTGTTAATGTTGTACCTGATCTGCTCGCAACTAATACCTTTTCTTTCTTTCCGGTTGCCTCTTGTGAAATAACCCCGACAAAGTTAGCTGTAGGGCATGTTGTTATCCAGTCCGTAGCCCCGACGTTACTTGTTGCTGAAACTATCGTAATAGTACTATCTGAAGCTCCAACAGTGGCGGTTATGGTTGCCCTGAATTGGTCTTTTGGTGTGAGATGTGTATTAACTAGTGCCACTTCCAGCCTCCTATAGGTATGCGTTTTTGTACGTGATTGTGATGTTTGTCTCTATACTTGTTGTCGTAAAATCGAATTGAAGCGTGTTTGTGCCAGTAATGAGCGGAAACCAATTACCTAGCGGGTCGATATATGAGCTATTTTGTCGAGCTATGCAGTTAGCAAAATCGAACGTGATAAGGTCGCCCGCCGTGAGTGCTAGATAGGTGTGCAACACGTTTCTTTCACTCATTGACGTGTTGGTAATCGTCATAGCCGTGCCACCCGTAACCGATACAACCTGAATTGATATGCTAGGCAAAGTCACGTCGTCGCCTGTGTTTGCTAGTGATACCGTAACGCTATTGGTTGTGTTTCCATCCTGCGTTACTTTTGTAGCGTCAATGTCACGCCCGAAAGGGTCGGTACATACAAAGTCGAGAGAGAAGGGTACGTGTGTGATATGATAGTGATCCTCACTAAAGATCTTATCGATTCCAGCAAACTGACCTTTATAACGCCTGTAAGATGTTTCGCCGTTTGGTGTTATATCTAAGTAGACTTCCGAAACATTCCCATCACTCCCACGTTTTCCAATGATCTTTTTGAGTGTTCGCACGGTTTCAGAAAGGGTGGAGGCTGTTGATGAAAATAACTCACCATCAATTGCTATAGTCTTTGAATTGTAGTCACGCCCACCATAATCGTTGCCGTCACGATATACCCGCCCATGCCTGCGGTCTGTGGTCGTCGGCATGTTGAGGGCACTTGTTGCCCTTGTCGTTGCATAGTCACCCTGTAGCCCAAAGCTAGAGGAAAGCCCCAAGTCTACAATTCTGATTGCATCCGCAACAATCGCGCTACCACCACCTGAAGTTACGCCAATCTGTGCGTACCTGTTTGAGCCGTAAAGGGTTTCACCGTATCTCATACCGCTACCCCTCTCTTAGTCATCACAAGCTCACGCTTTAACGCTTCAACGGCTTGTTTTACTAGTTGATCTACCCGACCTTGTGAATCTATTGTGTTCCCAGTGATGTTTACGTTGATCGTTGTGCTGTTGCCACCTTGCTGCATATTGTCATGGTGTCGGGGGTCTTGTCGTGTAAGCACCTCTTCGCCTGCTTGCAACATAGCGGGTACATCCTGTTTGTAGCCACCTTGGACAATACCACCGCTGTGATACCAACTAATTCCCACGCTTGGAACGCTTGGAGGGTTGAGAGAGAATCCACCGGAAATACTGATGTGTGGTAGTTTGATGTGAGGGATTGTAAAAGTAAAAGCCGCGGCCAATTTATCTGGGATAGAGGAAATAACACCCCATACTTTCCCGGGCAATGAAGTCATAAACCCCATTATGCCAGTAACCATTGAACTGACTGCGTTTACGGCGGTGTCTTTTATGCTGTTAAAGGTGGTTGATACTTTATCCCACAATTCCCCCATGTTCGTTCCAAATAATGCAAGCACTAAGCGAAGGTTGAGTGTCACACTATTCACAATGAACGATAACGCCCCGCCAAAGATATTTTTAATACCTTCCCACACTTTCGATATATCGCCGTGTATTACTCCATCAATTACTTGTATTACACCTTGTATTACAGTAAATACAGACTTAACCGCCGTCCCTATGAAATCTAGTGCAACCTTGAAAACTGCGGAAATAGTATCCCAGTTGTCTTTTATAAAGTTGTATATAAATGTACCAACTGTCATTACCACGCTCATCACGCCTTCAAAAATGCTCTGTATTGTAGGTAACATATCCATAACAACAGGTACAACCTGCGTAGTTATGACGTTTACGAGTTGGTTAAAAAATGATTGCAAGGCTGGCCACGCTACAGTTGTAAACCAAGTTGCAACTGCTGCCATTTTTTCATGAATTCCGCCCCAGTTTTGAGTCCATGCAAGTGCCAGTATTCCAATTGCTGCGACAATTAAGAGTATTGGAGTGAGAAAAACACCGGAAAGAATACCACCAAGTCCAGCAAGTACCGTACCTATTCCTAAAAACATGCCAACAAGCCCAGATATTCCTATGGCAAGCGGTGCCAGTACCGCACCAATACCGACAAACATAATTATGGCGTTTTGTATGGGGGCGGGTATGTTTGAAAAGAAGTTGGAGAGTTCCGTTAGTCTATCAAGTAGAAAGTTAACAGGGCCGGTTAACGCTGCACCAATTGTTAGTTTGAAGTTTTCCATTTTCACACCAAGTTGAGCTATTTTGTCGCCCGCTCCATCGTTTGCCGTTTTCATCTTTTCAATATCTTTAGAGCCAGCTTTTAAAATTGCATTAAATTCAGCTTGTGTTTTTTCCGCTTCTGTTAGTTGTGTCGCGGTTTTTCCGATTGATTTAGCGTAGTCATCCATTGCTGACTTGGTGTCTATTTGCATACCTATCTGTGATAGCATCGCATCACGCCCTTTTCCGGCTGCCATGGTAAACATGTTCATCGTTTCTTCAACCGTCATACCGAAAGTCTTAGCTTTTGATCTTGCTAGCATGAACAAATCACCCATTTTGTCGGTATCTTTAGTTAATCCCAACGCCATAGCTTTATTAGTCATCTTTAACAGGTCAATGTCTGGTATTGTGTTTCTGGTTGCTGATCGCAGCTTTACCAGCGCAGCCTCTCCATCCACTCCCATCTCACCAAGTTCTTTTTTTAGTCTGCTAGCTGTACCAGCCAACTTCACCATCTGCAATTCAGCACCCCCAATCATCCCGCCGGCCATTAAACCCATTAATTTCATCGCTGAACCTTGCATTTGACCAAACCCCTCATTAACTTTTCCCATTCCTGACTGGATACGAGAAAAACCAGATTGAAAAGCGCCACCTATTCCAGTCATAACGCCACTTGCCATACTGCCAATTTTACTGAAACCACCACCAACCGCACTCTGTATACCACCACCTAACTTTTCCGCTGATTGCTGTACGCCTTGCAGTTTGTCACCAATAGCACTAATACCGCCTGCCATCTCTTCTTTTAGCATGACTATTAGTTGTAGTGTTTTGGTAGCGTCTGCCATTTCAATCCTTTTTTTCGTTCGTTATCTCGTATACCTTTAGGTCATACAGTACGCCGATGTAGTCTTTTTCTAGCTCTTCTTTTGCCTGTGACCTTGTGCATCCGTAAAGCTGTGATATGTTGAAAATAAGTAAATCACTATCATAGTTTTCAGGGCTTTTACACCTTACCCAAGACCGAAACCTTGCAACTTTTTTTCAATCGAAGCGTCAACCTCTGACTTTCTATCTGTTACCGCTTTAAATAGCTTTTCAGTAATAACGTCAAATTGAAGGTAGTCGTCAAGGAATCCAGCACCCTTAATTTTTTCGTACCATGTTTGCTTGTCGACGTGTTCGCCCTTTTCGTTTTCTATCTTTGTGATGAACCGCAAAACGGCTGCATCGCTTTTGCCTTCTTTTGATAGGTTTATTACTTTAGCGACAAAACCGCCTGTAATATCAGTTTTATCAATGAAGGTTACTTTTACGCCTGATTGAGGAAAATCAAAATCCATATTTATAACCCCTTACGCATAAGATGCTGTTGTGTTTTTGAGCACAAACCCGATTGTCTTTGATGTTGTCGGGTCGTAGGTTGCGATTGCCTCGAATGAATCCATGGCGGTGTCGTCCGCACCCTTTGCCCCTTTACCTTCCATATCGCTTTTACCGGAAAGCATAATTGCAGGCATGGAAACGGTGAGTTGATCTGTACCCGTACCGCTACCCGCATCAAGTCCAATCATGTCAATCACTATGGGGACGGTTTTTCCATCGTTGAGCTTGTCAAGCAATGAGCCACCACCGTTGTACACTCTATCAAGCCCTTTCAATCCTACCTCTGCGGCTCCCATGCCTACGTTGTAAGCGTCCGAACGGTTGCCAGCTGCTGCAAACTTTTTTAAGTTCTTTTTGAATCCAAACTCGAAACCGTCTGTACAGTCGTATGCAGTACCATTCACAAGTACAGAAGTGCGTCCAAAGTTGAACGGTTGACCTGTCACCACGTCCGATGCTGTGAAGGGTTTGAGTACCATTTTTACACCTGCTGCGTGGCTTGCTGTTGTTGCTGATACAGTAAGTGTTTTTGCATCTACTACGGTGGATATGGTCACGTCTTCATCGCTTGCATCGTTTTCAAATTCTGCAATCAAAACGTCTGTTGCAACTAATCCCTCAGTCGGTTTAAACGCCCCGCCTTGGTCATCAAGTACAAGGGTGGTTGCTCCGCTTGCTGCCAGTGCTTTGAGTAAGGTAATTGCATACCTTCCAGCTGCGAATGTCTTCACCTCTACCTGCCACGTGCTGTCCTTGATTTTGAATGTGACTTCATCGATTACGGAGCCAAATGATCTATAGCCAAAGTCGGGGTAGTCAAACTGGAATGTAGCAGAAAGGATCTTGGTGAGGTCGATCAAGAATGTGTGGGTGTATACGCCCGCTGTTGGTGATCCGGTTGTAGGTGCTCCACAAAGTAGCTTCAACACCTCGCCTGTAAGGGAAGGGAAGAGCTCCATCTCAAACTTTCCATCGCCTTTAGTCTGTGTGAAGCGTGGGTTTTTCTGATTTTTCCAAGCGTTCCCTGAAATGGTTTCACTTGTTTTAATGCCCGGGTCGAAACCAAATTCCGCACTGAGTACGGGTATCTGAATAGTAGGCTTTACAGGTGTTCTGAATGTTGCTTCATGCCCCATCCATACTGTTGCCTTAGCTGATGAAAATGTTTTGTACGTCATTACTCTATAACCTCCGTTACTGGTTGTTTTTCTGAAATTTCTACAAAATTAGGGTTGAAAATTGGATGTTCTACGGTTACGGTGTCGCCGTTCTCCACTCTTTGATACCCTGTAACAGTGACTGGATAATTACCTACATATCTGTAGGTATATCCTGCTTGTTCTTGTTTCTTTTTTGCCATAATTAGTACCTCACGTTGTCCATAACTTTTGTTGTGAATTTTATAGGGTAGGCAATGTAAAACCGCCCACCAATTTCGATTATTTCCTCGCCTGTACTTGAGAGTGAGGACGGTAATATCTGAAGTACACTTTTGGATAAATCTAAGCTACGCCCTGCCAATTTTGCCCATATCGCTTGTAGTAGAGTATCAACAACGCTCATTGCTGCTTCCGTTGTCGGCTCATCATACAAAACAACTATTTCCCATACTAGGTGGCGTGTTGCTGTGTGTGTGCTGCTTTGCGTAGTCTCGAAGCCAACTGTTCTAATGTAATAAGTTGGAACGTTTCCAATCACTGAAACGGGGTGCTTACTTCCAGCGTTCAAGTCGGGAACGGTATCAATGAGGGTTTTGATATTTGTCCTGATTGTTCCAAAATCTGTACCGTTCATTGCTTTGCCCTCGCTGCGATTATTTCCCATGAACCTACAAGTAAGCGGGGAATGATTGAGTACACGGTGTAGTTGTCTGAACCCTCTACAAGCCTGTATTTGTCGGCTTTTTGATCGTCAATGAGTGGTGTTGTTTCTTTGTCTATAAAGAATGTAAAAATCTGGTTCTGTTGTTGGTCAAATTCACCTACTCTTGTTTCCTTGTGGGCGTTTATTGCTGAATACTTAAGTGAATCTGTATTACTGTCTGATTTCTTTACGGTTGAACCAGTGACGGCTGTTTGCATGTAAATAGAAACGGTCGTATTGGGTAGGAGTGCTGGCATGTTTATGCCCTCCTTGCTGGAGTTATCACGTAACTCTTTGAACGGTCAACGAATCCGGGCAATTTCTTAATAAGGTCAACGGCTTGTTGATAGTGTCCAGCTCCATCCTCTTGCCCACCTTTGTAGGTGATACTGATACCACCCTCACTAACTGATTTCACATCGCTAGAAAAGCCCTTGCTTTCTAGTTTTGCGAAGTGCAGGGAAAGAAGCACAACGGCTTTATGTGCTACAGGGTTAATTGTTGTAGCGTCCCAAAGTCCGTTATAGTACACGGTAAAACTGCCAGCACTAGGGGCGGTGTAAAACTCTATTGTTTGTATTGCCTCATACACAATCCAAAAACTAGCAGGGATAACTCCGTAAAGGTTATAGGGATACTGCCACACGGTCGGATCAATAAAAGGGCAGTCCATCAACGTTGTTGAGTATCTCTCTATTGATCGTTCGTGTTCGTATACATCTACACCGTTCAAAACCACACCCGATGGATGTAGTGGGCTCGAAAAATAGGTGTCTGCATCAAGTGAAAGAAAACCAGTAGGTAGGGTATACGATGTTTTTACGCCGTCCGTTGTAGTTGTGCTAGAAAGCAACCTAGGGTATAACAAGCTAAACTCTCGTAAAGCATCATTAACTAGTGAGGTTGCTTCATCCGTTGTATAGGTGAAGTTTGCCCTCGCTAGTGCTGATGCTATCTTTTGAGTTAATGTTTGTTCTGCCATAGTAAGGGGAGGGCGGGGATTAACCCGCCCAGTTTCCTATTTTTCTGACTTTTCAGGTGTTGGCTTTTCTTTTTTTTCGGCAACTTCAACGACAACGGAATCTATTAATCGTTTAGGCATTACACCTTCTTCTGCTTCATAAAACCCTGATTTACCTTCAACAGGAATAACTCCATCTTCATTTAAAACTGTATTTGCATAAATCGTTTTATATGTTTTTTTTGCCATATCTATCCTTTCTTTTATAGAGAAAGGGGAGTTAGTAACTCCCCTTTATTTTTACAGCACTACCCTTTAGGGCAGCCGTCACGAATAACAAGCTGTTCTGGGTTCATGAATTCATAAGTGAGGGCACCACGTAGGCTTATTGCGTCGTTGTCACCTGTCGAAGGTTGTGGGATTGTCTGTAGTTGCTGACCTTGTAACCACACTTTTTGAATGTTCTGTGTGTTTGCCAAAACAATTTCAGTTTTTGGGAATCCCCAAAGTGCCAAAACCCTAGCTTTTAGGATATTTCCACCAATCGAAAAACTCGCTTGATAGATTTCAGCAGGTGCATTTCCAGCTGTTTTTGCCCAATCGATGTATTCCGCAGGTAGCACTATTTTTGAACTATTAGAGATGAGCGGTGCTATGTTCTTTGACTGTGCAACGTCACATACAAGAGTTACATTGTTAAGGTCTCCACCTGCGCTTGCGTATGCCTCAAACATTGAATCAATGTCGGCAGCTGCTAGGGTTGTGTTGGTGTTTCCTGTAACGCCTGTTTTAGTTGTTCCATATGTTCTTGCAAAGTGACGAAGTCCACCAACTGTGCCACTTGTATCTTTTGTGGTTGCAGCTGTTGGGGCAGCGGTTGGGAGCCCAAAGATAAGACTGTTATCAACCTTTGTCGTCATTTCAAACATTTTAGCTCTAAGCTGAAGAGGTATGCTATTACTCTTGTCGTAGGAGTTAATAGCCTGTGCAAGTTTTCCGATTGTAACGTACTCTTTGAACAATTGAACATAATTATAAAGTGCTGTTCCTTGGTTGTAACTAGATTCTGTTTGCAATTGGTCTCGTCCTGCTCGTCCTAATGACCTAACAATTGCGTTTGCTGGTATTGCAACGTCAGTTGTAGAGTTCCATGGTCGTGTAACAGTTAAGGTTGTGTTTGTGGATACAGCGATAGCTGTTATCTTAGCGTACACCGACAAAATAGCACCAGTAGTGGAATTCTCAAATACGAGAATGTCGTCAACGGCTAGGCCTCCAGTTGCCCCAGTTAATACAATAGTGTCGCTAGCGATTGCACTTTGTGCGTTTACTGTCCACGTTTTTGGTGCGAGATAGTAACTAATCCACTCATGCTTTAATGCTGTTGCATATCTAAGCGATGATGGAGAAAGTGAATCAGTTGCATTTCCAACAAATGCGGAAAGAAACGGTGTACCGTGCAAAACTTCTGTGTAGAGTTCTACAACGTCACGTACTGTATTTAAAATGTCACCTTGATCCAGTTGATTTGCTGTTGCGTTAGACATTGATTATCTTCCTTGTATAACACCTATTACAGGTGAGTTATTAAACATTCCTGCAAAGTCTTTTTTTTGCTTTGCATCTTGAAAGGCGTTAACCTCAACTGATTGACGGTTAGCAACCCTTGGAATGCCTACGGTTTGCTGTTTTGTTGAGTTTTCAACCCACTGATTTTTTATGTTAGTGAGTATCTTTTTCAGTGCCTTAAAATTGTCGGTAGCCTCTTCTGTTGTACTTCCCTTAATAAAAGGTCTTAACTCTTTTATTTCGGGGAGTTCTGTTTCGGCTGCTACCAATTCGGCTACTGTGTTCTTGATTTCGAGTGATAGGTTTTCCTGTTTCACTCTTTCCGCTTCATCACGGAGAGACTTTAACTCTTTTTCGGCTTTCTGAGTTTCAGTAAGATCTTTGGTTTCTTGCTCTTCTTTCCATTTTTTGAATTCGGAAAGTTGCTTTTGCTGTTCTTTTGTGACCCTACCTTGCTCTGATAGCTTTCTTTCGAGTTCGAGTTCACGTTCTGATTTGGTATCTGTACCCTTTGCACCCTGATCTGTAGCAGCTGGCACATTTTCCGGTGACTTCTCAGCGGTATTCTGTGGAGCTTCTACTTTCTCAGCTGTGGAAGTGGTTGTTTCAGTTGACATGTATATTTCCTGTTACTAACGACAAAAAAAAGACTCTTTCACTAGGTCGTAAAACCTTGTAAAAGAGTCTTTGCTTTCGGTGTCCAAAAAGATAACTGCCAAGTAAATCTTTTCAGTAGTAACACGGTCTACAGCAACCATGCACCTACTACAAAGACACTTTTACAAGATTTCACCTTGCAACTTGGCAGTTAATGTCTAAACATTCAATTGTTAAAGGTCGCTTAAATCAGGTAAACGCTACAGTTATTTTGTGTTTTTTGCAAGTGCTTTTTTATTTCGCAAGTATGCCCAAAATCTTAATACCCGCATCCTCTAATGTCTTACTCGCTTGCCGTTCAACATCCGCTATTGCAGGTGCGAAAAAGGGACGTGCTTTTGTGCCGTTCTTTGCTATTTTTTTCTGTATTGCGTAGGCTGCATTTTCTTTCATACCGTGCTGTTTTGCCCATATCTTTAGCGGTTCAATCGGTGCCCAGTGAGGACGGCTACCGTCTTCAATAGGTGCTGCATATGCTGTTGATGGGTAGACTTTACCCGTTATATTGCTACTTGTCGTTATTGTTCGTTGTATACCCTGTTTTAATTGTCCGGTGTTGTGTGGTGCGTATTCTTTGATTCGGTTCTGTGCTTCAATCGTGATAACGGTAACAATAGTAGAAAGAGACTGCTTAATGGGTTGCTCTTTCCCTTTCAGGGTTGCTCTATATGCTGTTACTGTATCAGGCATCGCCGTCAATCCTTAAGACACTTACAACAGTACTTGCTGCAAAGTGTCCAATATACTTTAAATCTTTCCCAAAATCTCCAAACTCTTCTATTTTGTGGAGAAATCCGTAGTAGGTGTAGCCATTCTCACCACTGAATATATATACTTTTCTATCCTCTATATCTAACCGTTTGTTTTCTAGTAGGTATGCAGGTATTAGGGTAAATCTTATATTTCTTGCATCAACTTCTTTTCCATAAGCAGCTTGGAAAATACCCTCTAAGTCATCGGGGCTTTCCTTGTGATCGTTATCAATTGTTCGTGCAAGTGTTTGGGTGGGTTCGTAGTACTCACCAAAGTAAATATAGAGGTCGGTAGTTTTCTCGTATTTTCTTTCACTCTTTACCATTTTTTAACCTCGTAATTAAAGACACGTTCAATTGTCCAACACCTACAGTTTACCTCATCCCTTAACTCGTCCGCATCCCATTGGCTAATTATGTTACCACCAAGCAACGCCATAAGTCCACTGTCTAACTCCATTGTAGCATCAACTATAAATTTACCGTTAGCGGCTCTGTGCTCTGGGCGTGTTCTCCCATCGTTTGATGATTGATATATAGGGACAACTGCAAGCCCTGTAATCTTTCTAGCCTCTAGCATTTGCTCGGTATTGGCACTGTTGGCTATGTTCTTTGTTTCATTCCTAGCAAGTCTTAGGGCGTTGTTTCTTGCCTTTCCTCCATCGGGTTCTACTAGGTACTTTTTCAGGTCTTTACTTACATCGTAGGCACTCTCACCACGTACCGCACCAGTTGCGATTCTAGTATAGAGGTCTTTTTTTGTTTCCTGTTGAAGATCCCATATGCGGGTACTTAGATTTTTACCGTCTTGATAAATTACTTTTGTGAATGCTGATTTAACAATTGAAGGTGAAAGGTTATCAAGTGAACGCCCCGCCACTTCTAACATCTTTTTATCGGTAACGTGAACTTTTAGGAACTTCTCCCACTTCGTCTTGGTAATTGCACATACTTCCTCAAAATCACTCTGTAGCATCGTTTTCATGCCAGAAGCCCATTCACTTGTAATACTCTCCAACTCGGTTTGTATCGCTCGTAATTGTGCTGTTCTTAACACGCCATCACTACCTGCAACCTTAAGAATCTCTGAATCAACGTAGGATGACACATCTTTCATCATCATATCGATTTCTTTTTCTTGATCTAGGTACTTTTGCAGTGTCTGTATGCGGGCGTTTTTCTGATATTCCGTTCCCCGTGTCGGCTTAGAGGTAAGCATGTTACTCTACCTCATAACCTGCTGGTGTTTGTGGTGTTGCTTGTTGATTTGTGAGGATGTCTAGTTCGCTTTGTATTTCGGTTGTATCAGTTGCAATGGTTGCTGTAGTCCCTGTTTTTAGTGCATCGTATTCTTTTTGTTTTCCTATTTCCTCTTCCCAATCGTAGCCGTTCTCTTTTAGTAGTGTTGGGATTGAGACACCTATAGTTGACTTGGAAATTGCAGCATCTATCTTTTCCTTTTCGTCATCCTCCATTATCGGAGGGAAACCTATTTCTATTTCATAAGCTAAAGCGTTTTCTTTGAAGAGTAGAAAGGTCACTTTCCTAACAATGCTTTTTAGTGCTTTTGTAAGTGCTTTCCTGCGTTTGTTTACCTTCTTTATTAATCGTGACAGCCTGATCTTTTTAGCTTTACCAGATTCGTTTCCGCCGTCACTACCAAACAGTAGGCTTGTTGGAATACCGGATGTTGTGCACATTCTTTCGATGTTGTCGGCTAGGTTCTGTAGTGCGGTTTGTGGCACGCCGTCCGCTTGAATTTGTCGCAGCTTCATGGGTATTACCGAGCGGGGCTTTAGGGGTATTTTGTTGCTGTTCTGTTCAAGTATCGCAGCGTATGCCTCGTGGTTTTTTTCATCATTATCATCAAAACAAAACATTGCAAAGGCGTTCACGTGTTCGATTATGTCGTTACTGCTTAGTGACTTATTCACGGCATCCTGTAGTGAAATAATGTTTTCAATATCGCTAAGGTTCGAGCGTCCTGCCTCTACTTCCCAAAAGGGAATAAATCCAAACTGGTTGACGTTTCCAAAGTTTCCAGCGGTTTCCACTGGTTTGCCGTCAATGAGGATGTAGCACTCGGTTTCAGTCCATATCTCGGCATAGGTGGAGTACTTTGATTTTGTGGTTGTGTTGAGTTGTGAATCAAACTTTGACTTTAGTTTTTTGCTATCAAAGTTGAACGCAATCATAACACCAGTTAGTTTATTCCCTAAGTCGTAAAAAGGGTGTACCGCTGCAAAGTCTTCAACCTCTAGCCTGTAGTCACTAGAAAACGTTGTAATCTCGTCCGCTGTTCGTTGTCGCAGTCTGATGTATGACTTTGTGTGCTTGCATAAATCCTCAAAAACATCTTGTGCTAGGTTGTCTATATCGGTTTCTTCAAAAAAGTCATCAAGTACATCACTTTTTGCCTCATCCAGTCCCTCGCAACTCACTGTAATCTCTTCATTGATGTGGCTCATACCCATGCAATGCTCGGATGTGATGTCTACGACTTCTTTAATGAAGTTCGCAACTATATCTAGTCTAACCTCGCCCCGTTCTGGTTTGTACAAAAACGTACCTGATCTAGTCTTTACGCCTTCACCTAGTATATTTTTACGGTCATAATGCACACCGTCATAATAGTCTTCTCTCATGTTTGCTAGTTGCACGTGACGGCTAGTGATGTACTGGGAAATAATAGCGTTTGCTTTTGAGTAATCAGCTTTTTGTAAAAATTCGATGATGTTATCCACTACAGCGTACACCTCCAACTAGGGGTTTATTTTTTTGGCTGTAGTAAATTTTTACTATTTGCCGTTATTCTATCATGAAGTGGATGCGATTTGGTAGTCAAACCTTCTCCCGTATATCTTGCTAACCGCATACCGCACCCCATCCATGTGGTGATTGAAGGCGTCAACCGGCTCGTTTGTCGGGTTCTTGTCCCTATCCAAAGCCCACGTATACCCCTGTATTTCGGTCTCAATGTTTGAGCTGTTCGAGGTGTAGTGTACTTGCTTACTCTTCACTAGCTGAATACCAGAACGCACGCTGTCCGCACCCTTCACACTAGGGATGATGTTGTAACCCGCCCGCCGTATCTCTTCAATGCTCTTTGGTTCGGCACAATCAGCAACAATAGTGGAGTGGTTAGGTACTTCAAGCCGTCTTAACTCATCTACAATCATGGAGTTTGTAAGTCCAGTACGGTAAATCAGTTCATGCAAGTACACGGTGTCATTGTGGGTTTTCACCTCACCGAATGCGGTCGGGTCGTTGGAGAATCCAAAGTCAAGCCAATAGGTTGGATGGTAGGGCAGGGCTTTGTATTCCTCGTATGGAATCGGCTTCCAGTCCTTGTAAATCCTGCCCTTCAAACCTTCGCTAACGTAGCCCTTGATCATCGTGTAATAGTGGTCGGGTAGCGTCTCCCTGTAGCGTTCGTAGTTACTGGCCGTTATCGGGGCAATGTTTATAGCGTTGCTGTGGTAATCGTTGTAGATGAATGTGACGTCTTGGCTTTTGAGCTTTGGGATATAGTAACCCTCCACACCTGAATCAATCAGGTTAAACCATCGTTTGATGATCCAGTGGTTTTTGCTGGGTGGGTTGAGCAGTAGGATGATTTTGATGTCGCCACGTACTGACCTGATGGAGTCATCTAACTGGTTGAAATCGTCCTCCCCTATCTCGTCCGCTTCTTCAATGATGATGGTGTTGTAGTTGGCCAGTGACTTGAGCTTTGCTGTTCTGTCACTACTACTTTTGCGAAACGCCTTCGCCGTTATCTCGTTTTTGCCGTATCGAAAGCTCATCATGCCGTCATTGCAGTAAATAGCCTCGGTTAATGATTGTTCATCTATCCGGTCTTTGATCTCTTTGTAAATTGAATCACGTATGTCGTTGAGCACGTTTCGCATAATTGCACATCTGAAATAGTGATGTGAGGCTATGCTACCAACTGCCAACTGGGAGGCAAAGGTGGAACGCCCAGCACCACGCCCGCCCATTAGCACGTAGTAGCGGGTACTTTGCTCAACTACTGGCATATACACATCATTTACATAAAAATCAATCGCCTTTGATGGTAAACCTCTTAACATTGAAATTTACCTCTTTCACTAGTAGCGGGTTGTCTTCTTGTCCACCTAGGTTGATGTTTGAGCTTTCGATGTATCCACGGTCTTTACACTTTGTTTTTAGGTAGAAAATGATTAGTGATGGGTTTCCTTCTTGTATTCCCCTGAATAGCTGACTTTCAACAAAGTCTTTTGCGATGTCCTGAATCTTCGCAACACCCGCTTTGTACTCCTCATCCTCATTCATCCAGCGATAGTGGGTGTTTGGAATTATCCCTGCTTTTTGAGCTGCACTAGTAGCAACGCCTAGCGTCTTTTCTAGTGCTTGCAGCATTTCTTGTTTTGCCTTCTTTTTCCGTTCCTCTACTTTTTTAGTGTCTCTTTTATCTTTTTTGATCATATTACCCCTGCCTTTCAAAACTTACTATCTTATCGAAATATTCCTTGTAAAAATTAAATATCTCTTTATTGATTGTGATGCAACCATTTTCTGTTCTTGGGTTCGTGTTAATGTTTGCACTTGTTTCTATCCCGAAATGGAATTTTTCGCCGTACCTTGCAAAGATTTTGCTGTGATTCTTGAAAACACAAATACGACCACAATCAAACTTTTCAAAAACTTCCTTTAACTTTCTGTATTCTTGTGTGTAACTTCCCGGGAAGATTTCCCCAACGTAAGCATCTAGTTTCTTGATTCTCCCTTCTTCTAACCATTCCTCAAATTGTAGAATATCATCACCGCTCATACACCAAGTTGAGAACAGGCAATAGTCTAGGTTTTGTTGTCTCAACACAACTTTTAAGTACGATAAAGCATCAACGTCACCGCCCGTTATGCAGTGATACGACTCTCCGTCTTTGAAGTCAAAACCAACTGCATCTAGTAATTGCGTTTCTGAATATGCTCTTCGATATAAGTGTCTATCACTCCTAACTATGCACTCTGTTTTTCTTCTTCTTGTGCCCTTTTTTTCAGGCTCGATAGTTTCGCTTTCCTGTTCTTGTTTTTTATCAAAATCAAAAAAAGAAAACTCTAAATCATTATTGGTTAATTGTTCTTGTGTGAACACAATCCACACCCCCTAAAATTACTCAAACGCTAGTTTTTTTTTGGCTGTTTGTCAAGAGATACATACACCATTTGTTAACTGCTAAATGTATTTCGTCAGTATTGGAAGTGAAAAGACAAACAACTTCATACTTTCCTATTTCGCATCCAATAAACCTTCTTCTCAACCTTTCACGATGATCAAACGGCTTTCCCTTCAAGTTATCACCTATGGGGTTGAATTGAGTATCAGCAGGGCAAGCTATCTGACTTGCCCTAGCTGATGCTGACATTAACTGCCGTCTTCTCTGTTGCTGTTTCCACGAGTCGCCGCCAAACTTCTTTTTCAGTTGCTTAGAAAGCTCCCACATACCCTTTATTTGTTTTGGGTTTTTGATGGGCTTCATTTGAAGTCCCCAATGATTATTTTTTCTAGTTGTTCGATTCTTTTTGTTTGTAGATGTTGATGGATTGTTAAGACAATAATGTGTGCATACCCTAGCAATATAAACAGAAAGAGAGTTTGGTAGTCGGTCATCTCAAAGACCTCCCCATTTAAGTTTTTTTAATTCTCGCCTTGTTTTAGCTATTACCAGAACACAAAGGCAGGAGGTAGTAACAAAGACAACCAAGCAAAAACAGATCCCAAGAACAATTTCAAGGTAATCCCTCATCTCACCCCCTCCCCAAAGTAAGCCGCCATTGTCTCTTTGTCGTTGAATAGTTCCAATGCTTCTTCTTCAGTGTTGCGGGTAAGTCCTGCGTGGTAGCGAGTAATATCAACACCAGACAAAAAGAAAGAGTCTAATACGTGTCCGTCTGATACATGCCAGTATCGATCATTCCAGTTCGGCATCTTCCCCACATTCTTCCTAGATTCCGCCCTCAGCCGTTCGTTCTTCTCTTCTTTGGTTTCAACTGTAAACTTCTTTTCAGCACATTCTCTGCACAAGATATTGATAGTGTCTTTTGTGTCTCCAACGGTTGTGTATTTTTGCACGTCGGGAGAATTGCACATTTCGCATCGTGGTGAGTCCGACTCCTCCTGCTGCGGTTCTTCTCCCCAGCCTTCTTCAAGCTCAAAATATTCTGCAAACTCATCAAAAGAACAATACTGTACGTACAAAAATACGTTTGTGATATACATCACTATTTTTTTTTTGTTATTGAGTCCACAAATGTTCGCTCTTGTATCGCTGCCTTTTCTCTTCCACACCTGTCCTGTTTTGATCTGTTGATTACTCGTTGTCATAATAGAGCTCCAAAACCTTGTATAGGTCTTCTGTTGTTGTGAAATTGACTTTTTTTCCGTAGATGAAAACCCCTTTATCTTTCTCTCCCCAACAGCTTTCATAAACAAAATGATCTATCCATTCCGCCTTGTCGTTTGTGATTTTGACAAGTAAATCACGTACTAGCTTGATGAATTTTTCAGGTGAGTATCCATCAAAGTATGGGGATATTTTTCGCAACGCTTTTGATAATTCCTCTGATTCATCTAGTGCTTTTTTGTAGAGTTCCATGGTAGAAACAAATTCTTCTAGCGTGATGGGTATATTACTCATATTTAATTGCCTCCTGAGCCGACAACACGACAGGTTGACGGTCGTTGTACAGAATTGTTGTTGATCTCAAAATTCCACCAAATTCCCTAATTCTATCTTGGAATGAAGCCATTGTTTCGGCTGACTTGTTTCCCTTTTCAACTTCTACCCATCGTTCTTTGAAGCTTGGGGTTTTATCTAACCTCTGCAAGATTGCTATGTTGTCTTTTGTCTCAACGAATATGCGAAACTCTGGTTTCACGTTTACCCCTTCACAATCGGCGTTTTATTGCCGTTTACTAAGATTTTTTTCACATTGTGAACGGTTCTCTTCACCTGCTCCGTTTTGCCCTTCAGCACTTGAATCTCATCAGGGTTGTAGGTCACCCCATCTTGGAATAGTGCCAAACCTTTGAACAGGTTGAACCGCACGCCTAGGATGACGCTGTTGTGTTCATAGAGTTCGCTGAACATAATTTTTTCTCGTTTTTCACCTCTTCAAGATGCGCTAAAATGTCACGTCCTAGGTTGTATCTTAAAAGCTTAAAAGGGCGGGTAATTAAGCCTTGAATGTGGTGTTGGCTATCTTCGTCCACCTCCGACAACAAAACGGCGTTGTGGGCTATTTTTTCGCTTTCATCGACTATTCTGATTATCTCTGAGTGTAATCTTTGCAGGTTTTTCATTATTTCACCTCTCGGAAGTCTAGGTTTGGGTATTTATGGAGCAGCATTTTCTTTTTTATTCGGTAAACAGGCGTCACCATTCCCTTCACGTCTTCAACAACAAAAACGCTGTTCTCGTAGTAGCTGAAATCAGCAACGTACTTTATGCCTGCATAAAGCTCGAATTTTGGCTGTAACTTGAGGTCTTGAATATCTTTCACCTTCTCCATGAGCTTTAGTTGGCAGTAACGTCTCATCTCGGCTTTTGAAGCGAACGTTACACCGTCTAGTGTTCGCTCTTCTTTCGGTGCTACGCCGTACTTGTGCTTTTTTTTCAACATTTGCTGAAACTCTTTTGCAGTTACTCTTGTACTCATTTCATCCCCAATTCTTTAGCGTAGAAGCTACAAACAACATCCCCTAGCTCTTTTTTCCAGTAGCCCGATATTGTTCTCAGGCTTTTCTTCGGGTACATCTTTTTGAGCATATGGGGGAAGCAGTAGTGCTTACCTGAAAATTCGTGTTCTACTAACTCACCGTCATGCGGCATCCATGGAGTCCCAAGGTACTTGTTAGCTATTTGCTTAGAGGTGTAAAGCGGTTCTTCGCACGTTTCGCAGTAAGATTTCGGAAAGCCTGCGCTTTTTTTAGTTCCCCACTTTGTTGAGTGCCCAACTGGTCTTCCTTTTGTCATTGGTTTTTGCTCCTGTTGGTTAGATGCCTAGCCATTGCGCAAGTGATCGCATTGCTCTTTCGTAGAGTTCTGAATCACCTTCACATTCACGGCTGATTTGTTGTTTTAGTTCGTTGTATTTTTCGTCACCACCGCGGCCTCTTGTAGTGCCGTAAATGATCCCAAAAACACGTTCTTCTTTTGAAAGCCCATCGGTTCGTGGATCTTCTTCTGCCAAGTGCATCATCACCTGACTTATTCGATTTCGGAGTTGCATGAGATAGCTCCTGTGTCGATATTCTGGAAGTAGGTGAATTTCCCCAGCTTCCCAAACCTTGATTTTTTGATGTCTGCGGTGAAGTCCTGTCCTTCACGGCTGATTATTACCGCAAGGTCAACAACTGCCCCAAGCTCACCAGCACCCTTGAATCCAATCATCTTACTGTTAGCATTCTTTGCACTCTCATTACTCAGTTGCGAGACCATAATCACGGTACAATCCAGTTTTTTCGCAAGGTGTTGGAGCTTCACGGCTGCCTGTTTTTGAGACTCAAAAATATCCTTGTCTGGGTAGAGGTTTTGCACAAAGTCGACAATCAGCACATCTAACCCCGTCGATCTTTTGTCTGCCCTTGCAAGCGTTTCGATTGCTTCAACTGATCGAGTGAATCCATCATGTATTTTTAGGTTGAGCTGTTTGAGTTTTTCAAGTGCTAACGGTCTTTTCTCTCTCCCCATTTCTAGTATCTTTGTGGCTATTCCGCATTGCATTGAGTACAGTCTCAGCACGATGTCGATTGGGTTCATTTCGAGTGAAAAATAGGAAACACGAGCCCCAGTGTTCAGTACGTTGAGCATTGTTTGCAGCACAAAACTAGTCTTTCCGCTGCCTGTATACCCGCCAATGCCCCATATATGCCCACGGCAAAGACCCTTAGTGAATGAGTCAATCCATGGAAAGCCTGATTTGATACCAAAAGTTCCCCTTGATGCGTTCTCGGTTACGATGCCATCTATTTGGTCGACAAAGTGAGCAATGCCCCGCTTTTGTGTGCCTATTTCCATCTCTTCGATCATGTTTGCAGCGTCAACGATAAGCTCGACGTAATCAGCTTTTCCCCGATAATCATCAGTTGGAGAACTAGCAACCTTGTGGAGTTCATCTGCTGCCTTGAGTATTTGCCTGTCGATGAAGCGTGCAATGATTTCCTTTGCAGCTGATACGGTTTGTGACTTGCCGGTAATCCAGCTTATGCCCTCGGCTAGCAGGTGTTTAACCAATTCCTCTGATTTGCTGTTGAATTTGCAAGCCCTTAAAAGCTCGATCACGTCAAGGTCTTTGCTGTCGGCGTATAGCTTTTTCATCGCCCCGTACAGGATGCGAAACTCATCAAACTCAAAATGATTCTCATCAAGCTGTGATGCTACAAAGTCCATGTTCTTCTCGAAAAAGTCAGGGCTGCAAAGAACGGACGCCAAAAAACGTTGTTCTACTTCTCTCGTGTTCATGCTGCCACCTCTTCAACTTTGGTTTTCTGTAGCCTAAACTTGACGCTGCTAGGGTAGAATTTACGCCATGGGAAGTCGGCTTTCTTCGCACCAGTGCCGTTGCCCCACTGCTCGCTGCTACTCGTTGACTCCACGCCCCAGTGATAATCCCGTTCACTCGCCACTTTTGCCACGTCCTCCTGAAATTTGAAAATCGAGTAGTCCATGCCATCGGTCTTCTCGTTCAGGTTCTCCAGCAATTCGGCAATAACGGCGTAGGGAAGCAACGAACACAGTGCCTCGATGATGTCCCTAGCCTTCGCAATCCCAGCAACCCCGAACTTGGAAACCGC